GGGTTAAAAGATGCAGATTTAGAATTATTAATTTATTTAGATTGTAAAAAAAGATTTACACGACAAGACTTTATCGATGGTGTTTATACGTATTCATGGGATAAAGCAAGATGGGACAGGTTAAGAAACGAAGGTTGGATAGATGTATGGAGACATCGTAATAGAACAACTATAATGTATTCAGTTTTTAAAACTTCGTGGAAATGTTCACAAATGATAAGTAGAATATATCGTATTCTATTAGGTGAGGAAGACTTACCCACTTCAGAGAGAAGTGTATTTTATAAAAACAAATCATATACAGACAAAGTTTACAACAAAGCTATAGACGATATGATAAAAGACAAAGATAGATAATATGGCATTTAAACTACCAAAAAGAAGTTCGTTTAAACAAAAAGGCAAAGAGAGTGAGTATGGCTCAACACCTATAATGCGTATGGATTTAGATGAAGGAATATTAGGAGAAGCTAATGACGATGGTAGTATATACATATCTAAAAATATAGAACCTGGTAGCAAAGAAGAAAGATCAGTATTAATGCACGAGATGAAACACATAACTGATATGAAGCTTGGTAAGCTAGGCTATACTGATGAAGAAGTTACTTGGAACGGTGATACATATCCAAGAAAAGATGGTTATATAAAATTTGAAGGTAGATGGTATCAAGAAGGAGACAAAGCGTTTCCTTGGGAACAACATTAAACATAATATATGTGGAGCTTATTTAAAGATAAAAACGAAATAAACGAAAAAAATATAGTTGGATTTGCATCATTTGTAGTAATGTGCTTGTTTGCAGTAGCAGATCTTGTAACTAGTTTTATATTTATAGATGGTAAATTAGTAATTAACGAAGTAATATACAATTCATTTGTATGGGTAACATTAGGATGTTTTGGTATTAGTTCATTTGAAAAAGTAAAAACAAAATAATATGTTAGGTAAACTATTTTCCGGAGGAGCAGCAGAGCTAGTTAAAGGCGTGGGAGGAGTTATAGATAACTTACATACTTCTGCTGAAGAAAAACTAGAGGCAGAAAGAAAAATAAAAGAATTAATTGCTAACTACGAAGTTGAAATGGAAAAGAACATTACAGCTCGTTGGGAAGTAGATTTAAAATCAGACTCATGGCTAAGCAAAAATGTTAGGCCGTTAGTATTAATATTTTTAATAGTATGCACCATGCTATTAATATTTATAGACGCAGGTGCATTAAAGTTCAATGTAAAAGATTCTTATATTGACTTATTACAACTAGTATTAATAACTGTGATCGGCGCTTATTTTGGCGGTAGATCACTAGAAAAAGTAAAAAAATAAAATTATGGGAATAAATTCAACAAGCACAGCTTATAACTTTGGTCAACTAGGTAGTGCTTACTCTGATATCGAACAAGTAATAGTACCACCAAAAGACATGGTGATTGTAGCTATAACTTTTTTAGCAGCAAATACACCAACAATATTAACTCCAGAAAAATTAGATAGACAAGGACCTGGTTGTTTTGCAATATCAGGATCTACAGCCGATCACGTAGACTCTGCTGATAACAATTACTTTAACTTTAACGGCGTACATTCAAGCGAAGTGGCTGATACAAACATAGCTGCAGGTGCAGATGTAACTTTAGAAACAGTAGCAGTGCCAGCAAGTAAAATAAATGTAGGTCAATATGTGTTACTAGTAAATGGTGATGCTGATGAATCTGGGGCTACAGCTATGGTTATTGACGCTGAAACGCCAACACCTATATATAAAGGCCCTAAACAACAAGGTGTTAAAGTAATAGCTTACGACGGTATAAGTAAAGTAAAGTTGGACGCAGCAATAACTCCAACAAGTGATCAAGCATTAATATTTCTTGATGAGCAGCATGGTGCTGGTGGTATTACCGCTGCAGGACAAGAGTTTCCAGCTGGATTAACTATATATGGTAGATGGACAGCGTTTAAACCATCAGCTGCTGGTGCAATTGCTTACTTCGGTTACTAATGGCATTAGGCAACGCAAACTCTTCAGCGCAGTCTAGAGGTAAAAACAAACCTGTTATAGTAAAAAGAAGAAAAGAAATTGTACTAGCTAAATCAAGCATCTCGTTTGTTGGTACGTTAAATTTAGGTACTGCTAAAAGTTTAGCTACAACTGCTTGTAGCGTTGATAATTCATCAGTTAATGTTAATTATTTCCACGATGGATCATTCGCTGTGCCAGTAAATGGAGATAAAGTCTATTCAAGGCCAAGGTATAACGATAAGTTTCTTTTAACTACTGGTTTTTATAAAGTTAGACCAGCCACGCCTATTGGACCTGGCCCACATCCCGCGGTACGTTACGCAAGAATAAGAATAATTAACGGTATTGTTAGAGCTTCAAATACGTGTTAATAAATAAAATAGTATGAATAGATATCCAAATAGAAAATACGTTATAATACCAACTAGCAAAGTTGAAGATATTGATTTTGATCAAATAAAAGAAAAAGACGCAAAATCATTAAGACTAAGCGAAGACGGTGAATATACGTTTGTAAAGTTTGAAGGTGATACTACACCTGACTTTTTAATTGGATTTACACAATATACTCATGCTGAAATATTAGTTATACTAAATGATACAGCTGGCATATGGTATATAGACGAAGAGGAAGCATTAACTTTAGCAAGCACTTTAGAAGAAGCTATTGATAATATAAGATGGAGTAAGTATAATCCTTTTAACTGGTTTAATTAATGGTACCTTTAGGATTAGGACATAGTTTAGTATCTGGATCTCTTTTAATTGGTGGTAGTAGTGCTTACGCTATGACAAAATCTTTTGAATTTGACGGTACAGATGATGGATTTATAACAAACACATTAAGTGGTGTAGATCCAGCGGATGGAAGCTCAAAACCAACAACAAGAAGTCTTAGTGTTGCTGCTTGGGTTAAATTTGACGACGGATCAGCTGATCCTTACGAAACAACTGGGAGCCATTTTATCGTAGGTTGCGCTGGTAATGGAGGATGGGCACTTTCTTTTCAAAATAGAAGGTTTGTTTGGCTTAATAATTTTGATCAAGGAGATGGTACAAATATAAGCGTTCAACCTCAGTCAACATTTAGAGCTCAAAGAAACGATGGTGCTGCATCTAGATTTTTATTTAGAGAAGACGGTTGGCATTTTGTAGTTGGCACCACAGATTTAGAAAATCCAAGCACGCAAGTAATTGGAAACATATATGTTAATGGAAATAGAGCTCAAGCTGGCGCTGCTAGCGGTGGGGCTGGTAACGGCCCAAATGGTGAAACGTTTGGAGCGCAACCAGAAGATTCTAATAGTAAAAAAACAGTTACCGCAACTAGTGGTGATATAATACATAGATACGATACGCAGGCTAATAGAGAAAACCAAGAAGTAGATATTACAATTGGAGGTTCAGGTTTGTTTACTTTTGCAACAGATGTAACTACAATGCATGTAAATTTCTGGAATGGATATATTGGTGACGTAGCTATTTGGGACTGCTTGTTGTCACAAGCTGAGATAGCTCAACTATATAATTTACACAGACCTATAGATATGTCTACGGTACAAACTTCAAACTTAAGAGGTTATTGGAGACCTACTAATGGACTTAAAGATAGTGTTAGTGGAAACACTGGATCACTAGTAGATAACGGCGCTGTAGTTGTAAACGCACCATCAACAGATGTAAGTGGATACGATGGGTATCAATAAAATAAATAATTAATTTAAATTAAATAAAATGGCAAAAACAAAAGAAAAAGTAGTAGACTTAAAACCTACACACGTAAGTGATGATCACTTAAAAAAAATACAAGAAACTGTAAGCGAAATAAACAAAACTTATTTAGAATTAGGTAGAATAGCAGCTAATCAGCACGCTTACTTACACTCTTTAACAGGAAAACAAAGCGAACTAAATGTTTTGCAAGAAGAATTAAATAAAGAATACGGTACTAATGACATTGACATTAATGATGGTACTATAAATTATCCAAAAGAAAATGGCAAAGTTAATTAGAAAAATAAGTGTTGGTAAAGATTATAAAAATGATGCAATGCATTATTCTGTTGGTCAAGAAGTTTATGGTGGACATACTATTTGTGACATAATAGAAGAAAAAGATAAGTTCTCTGTTTATATTAAAAAGAATAAAGACGTGCTACCTTGGAAAGACTTTAATAAAAACATGGCTGTATCTATAGAATATAATTTAGAATACTAATGAAAAGTGTTTACAACTTTGTTGTAAAACCAAAAGGAGAACGATATAACAATATTAAAAAAATAGAAGGTGAAGAGTTAATTCTTAACACTGATATATATCAACATAAATATGTTAATAGAGAAGCTATTGTTATATCAACACCTATTATTGGTAATACAAATATTAAGCCTGGTGATACCGTTATATTACATCATAATGTTTTTAGAAGATGGAACGATATTAAAGGTGTTGAGAGAAATAGTAAAAGTTATTTTAATGAAGACACTTACTTCATAAGCCACGATCAAATCTTTTTATATAAAAGAAGTAAAGAGTGGATAGCTCCAAAAGGTTATTGTTTTATAAAACCTTTAAAAGCTATAGACCAATTTAACATTGAACATGAAAAACCTTTACAAGGTATTGTAAAATACTCTGACGGTACTGTAAACAAAAATGAATTAATAGGTTTTAGACCTAACAGTGAATATGAGTTTGTTGTTGATGGTGAAAGACTATATAGAGTTTTATCTAATTTTATTACAATTAAATATGAATATCAAGGAAACGAAAAAGAATATAATCCTAGCTGGGCGCAAAGCAGTTAACGAGCTGATTAAAGTTGCAGAAGAAAAGATTATTACAAACACTGAAGATGATGTGTCAGCTGATAGATTAAAAAACGCAGCAGCTACTAAAAAACTAGCTATATTTGACGCATTTGAAATACTTAATAGAATCCAAGAAGAAGAAAACTTGCTTGAGGGAAAAACACCTGAAGAGGCAAAGAAAAAAGTCTTTAAAGGATTCGCAGAAGGCAGATCTAAGTAATGTACGAGCAAAGTTTAGTTAAAATAATAGAACCTATTAAACGCACGACTATTAGTCGGCTTAACAAATCTAAAAAATGGAAATATGGATACAATAAAGAAAACGATATCGTTATTATATCAAAAACTGGTAGAATTGGGAAGATACTTGAAATACAAGGGCTGCGCATTGCTTTGCCGATGGAACCAATGCACGTGCACTCCAATGCCAAAAACAAATGGCAAAAAATAAATTATCCAAAAGAATTAAGTAGATTAAAAAATATATTTGATTGGAGAAACCATCCAGAAGAACAAAAAGAACAATGGTTTGATTATATAGACGAAGAGTTTAGAAGAAGAGATGAAGGCTTTTGGTTTATAAACAATGGTAAACCAACTTACATAACAGGCGCTCATTATATGTATCTTCAATGGAGTAAAATAGACGTAGGTGCACCTGACTTTAGAGAAGCTAATAGATTATTTTATATATTTTGGGAAGCATGCAAAGCAGACAAAAGATGCTATGGTATGTGTTATCTTAAAAACCGTCGTTCTGGTTTTTCTTTTATGTCTTCAGCCGAAACAGTTAATTTAGCCACTATATCAAGTGATAGTAGATATGGGATACTTTCTAAAACTGGTGCTGATGCTAAAAAAATGTTTACAGATAAAGTAGTACCAATTAGTATTAACTATCCATTTTTCTTTAAACCTATACAAGATGGTATGGATAGGCCAAAATCAGAGTTAGCATATAGAGTTCCAGCTAGTAAGTTTACTAGAAAAAAGATTACTGCAAACGAACAACTTGAAGATATACAAGGATTAGATACGACTATTGACTGGAAAAATACTGGTGACAATAGTTATGACGGTGAAAAACTAGCTTTACTAGTACATGATGAAAGCGGTAAATGGGAAAGGCCAGATAATATATTAAACAATTGGAGAGTTACTAAAACATGTCTTAGATTAGGTAGTAGAATTATTGGCAAGTGCATGATGGGCTCAACTTCAAACGCTCTTGACAAAGGTGGAAATAACTTTAAAAAACTATACAATGCATCAGATGTCACTAAACGAAATAGAAATGGCCAAACAAAATCTGGTTTATATTCTCTTTTTATCCCAATGGAATGGAACTACGAAGGATTTATTGATGAGTATGGAGTTCCAGTATTCACTACTCCTGACAACGATGTGCTTGCCCCAGACGGTGAATTAATAGATATAGGCGTAATTGATCACTGGCAAAATGAAGCTGACGGTTTAAAAAACGATCAAGATGCTTTAAATGAATTTTACCGACAGTTTCCAAGAACAACTGAACACGCGTTTAGAGATGAAACAAAAAATAGTATATTTAACTTAATAAAAATATACGAGCAGATAGATTATAATGAAGAGATGGGTAGATCTCTTGGTGTTACAACTGGTAACTTTCAATGGGTTAATGGTATTAAAGATTCTCAAGTAATTTATTATCCAGATCCAAAAGGTAGATTTAAAATAAGTTGGGTACCGCCTCAACAATTACAAAATAGAGTGGTTATTAAAAACGGTATAAAATATCCTGGTAATGAACACATGGGAGCATTTGGTTGTGACTCTTATGATATATCAGGAACTGTAGATGGTGTAGGATCTAAAGGAGCATTACACGGCTTAACCAGGTTTAGTATGGAGGACGCTCCTGCGAATAGCTTCTTTTTAG